TTATCACTTAATTTTCTTAATTCATTCTCTGTTGCTTCAAATATCACACCACCAAGATAGAAAAATGTTTTACCACTTTCAAATAATACAGGAGAATATACTTTAGATACACTTGACTCTCCTTGAGCATTTACAGGAATTTCTAATTTTCTAGTATCTTTGCTCTCGTTAGCATTTAAGAAATTAACAAGATTTCTTATAACAGGATTAAAATTCCATTTGGATATACCCTTAACTAAAAGACCATTTGATTTATTTTCAGATACCAACCAAGTATTTAAAGTCTCTGATAATTCGGAATAGAATGATGAGCTACCACTTGTTTTTATTGTCTCTAAAACATTAGCAACCTCAATTTCTCTAGCGTATTTTGCAACTTTCGATTTAAGTTCTTCTGCAATAGGTAATACTGAAGTATCCCAGCTAAAAGATTCAAGTTCTGCAATAAAGTTATAAATAACTGCAAATTCAGATAAACCTCTATTGGATAAAAGATTCTGATACTGCTCGCAAACTATTTTAGCTTTGGGATAATTATAAATTGATGATCCCTTGATCCTATTTATAGCCTCCATTATTCCAAGATTCTTAACTCCTTGAGATTCAATGAAAGATTTAGTTACAGCATCATTCGAATCTAATTTAGAGATGCTTTCAAATAATGATAAAGCATTTTCATCCTCTTTAGCTTCGTTCTTTCCTGCGTATGATCCAGAATTAGAAGAATTTCTACTTCCTAATCCACCCCATGATTCCATAAGAGAATCTGCAGATCTTTTTGAGATCTCCCTTTCTTCTTTTCTTATAGCATCCACGTGGCTGACAATTCCCGGTGTATTTTCTTGCATATCTGTAATGTTATGTTCATTGATGGAAGCTACCAATTCATCCTTAGAAACGGATCCACCGTTAAGGAAGCTCTCACATAAGGATCTAACCTCAGCTGATTTTGTTAGCTCTTTTAATTTTTTAACTTGGTTTATAAAGTCCATGGTTTACTTTTTTTTTACTGATTATATATCCAACTAAGGACAAGAAACTTTTACTATATATTTATTCTGATGGTTCATTTTATTATCTGCAGACCAATATTTCCAATTTGACAGTAAAATCAGCACTAGGATTACAAAAAACCATTCCCCCATTATTAAAAACAACGTTAGGTTTGGATAAATTCCATCCCTCAGGAGTGGAGCTTACCGACGATAACATTGGGCCAGTAAGAACCATGAGTTCACCCATATAATTTGTATTATTAAGATATGTCCAATTTATATACTTCTTTGATTCTACGGTCAAGTCTGGATACACAGCTTTAACCGCTATGAAAGAAACATATCCCTGGTTGTTTCCTATATCTGTTTGGCTTAAAAGAAAACAAGCTCCTGGTTTTAATGTTATCCTACTTCTTGAAAAGTTATCGATACCCGTCTTGAGATCCTTCATCAGAAGATAATTCGGAGGATTATTGGTCATTCCGTTATCTAGTACAAGGTTTCCCTTGTAAAATCTGAATCCTTCCAGTAAATCATAGGGACATTTTATAGGTTGAGTTGCCATATTAGTTTGCTGTTATTACTGTTAGTTTTACATTATAGTCTGTGGGATTAGTAAAAATAAATCCTCCCAATGCACTATTGGCATTTCCTGTGTGACCGTAAGTGCTAAATGGATCAACATCCCATCCCTTCCAATTATAACCTTCCTTGATAGCTCCAGTTAAAATCATAAGCTCACCCATAATGTTTCTTTCCGCTCCTTTATAATCCCAAAATAGTATTTTACTTTCACTCGGTGTTTCAGGAAGATAGTATGCTCTAGCTATAATCATAGATACCTCCCCGTTTGTATTTATAAAAGATGATTGATCAAGATTAGCTGATGCTCTTGGTGCTATTACCATAGTTTGTTTCTGGTAATCGGAAAAACTCTGCAAAGGGTGAAAAAAATCAGCAACATCCAGTACATCTAGGGTTTTATCCTGCTTTGTTACATTAAAAGATTCCTTTATAAATCTTAATTCCGTTGGATCATTAAATCTCTTAAAAGTAGCCTCTATTCTTTCCAGATCATCAACCTGCTGAGAAATATTAATGTATTCAGTATTAAATCCACCCGTTGAGCCAGCTAATGGATCTAATGCAAATCCTGCACTTCCACCTACAAAAAATGTATCATTACCTGTATTCGAACTACCCCCGTCGAAGTCATTAATTTCTATGTTGCTATCAGCCACCTTTTATCGGTTATTTTATAATTTAGTAGGATCTGTAGTATCATGATAAGCAGTATCGCTTCTACTTTTTATTACACCAATCACTGGTATTACATCGGATTCTATTTCTTCATCAAACAAAATGTCTGATTTTCCTGCATCTAATGCTGGTGTTTCGTCTGTATAATCATCTATCCGAATATTATAATCACGGAATCCCGCATGTCCAACAGACACCGGCGTCTTTGACACTGGTGTTTCTATGTTATCCAGTCCATCAAAATAATCATCTTTACTGATTTCCTGGTCAATATTGATATCGGCGGAAGGTTTTATGTAATCTACCAGGGATTTAATAAATCCAAGTGCAACTATAGGAAGTATCGCACCACTAGCTATGGATAATACCCTCTTCTGATATATTAGATCCTCTTCCGCTAATCCAAATAGTTCTATCCATCCCTGAAAATCCGATAAGTGGGTATATGCATAGTATGTATTACCCATTGCCTGCATAAGTGTCAATATGATAAAAAGACTCCAAACTATACCCCTATTCATCTTCTCCAGAGTTATTACGGAAGCTAGAGAAGCCGCTGCACCTACCTCAAATGCAATTGCTAAGCTTATAGCTAACCACGTAGGATTAGATAATTTAAAGAAATCTATAACGTGTATAGTTGATATAACAGAAACAAGGAGATATAGAGTGACAAAAGTCCCTATTATAAAATAGCTTGTCTTTTCTTTTTTCATTATTTAGATATTTCTAATTTTTTAATCTCAGCATCAATCTCGGATTGACGATTAACATCCATGATTCTCCTATCTGTAGATTGAATCATCCTTTTTTCTGCCTTTAAACCCTCTATTTCTATTGCTTTTTTAAGCTCCACTTTTGTGCAAATAGAGTCCATATAAAGGTTCTGTATTTTAGATTGCTTTTCAATTTTAGAGATACTGTTGTTTACTCCGCACTGTCTTAGAAACAGAATCATTAAAAGCGAAAGAGAGATAGCCCAAGAATTGGCTTTGATCTTTTCGATTGTTTTCATAATAAATCTTTTTTTGTTTTTTATATATCTACAAAAAATTACAGACAAAAAAAAAGCTAGCGATTAGACTAGCTTTTTTATTAATTTTATTAATATTATCCAAGAGAAACCCCCTGCATTGCAGCAGCTAAATTCTTTTCAAAATCTTTTAGTTCAGTAACATCAGTCTTAGCATCTGATAATGCCTGATCAAAAGCCTTGAATAATCTTAAAAAATCCTCCGCGCTTTTAAGTCCAGAACCTCTAGATTTGCTTAAAAAATAATGACTTGCTTCTAAAGGTAAAGCTCCAAGATAGATAACTCCATCCTTTATACCCTCCTTTTTAATTCTTTGTAAGTGTTTATTTACCTCGACTACACCTAAAGCTTCGGTAGAATTCCATTCAGCATCCTCACCCATGAATTTTTCGTATTTAGCAAATAACTCTTCCGAGCAAGAAACTGCATAAACCTTAGTTCTAATTTCTTCCTTCTTTGCTGCAATCTGATCCTGGATCTGATTAACCAACACCTCATCATATGAGAAAATTGGATCAATCACCTCTCCCATAGGCGATGTACCAAAATCCACTTCGTTTGATCCTCCAGGTAAATCATATACCATAGGTTCCGCTTTCTTTTTACTTGTTGACATATTTCTATTTTATTTTATATTTCTATTGTTTAAATCGATAATTGTTTCTATGCAAGATCAAAAATATCCAAACTATTTCTATTTTGGTCGAGGTATGCTCTGAGAGGCTCTCTGAGATCCTTAGCCGGATATATTTTAGGGTCACTATCGGGTCCTATATGGCAAAGAAATCCGCTTTCTGTATCTATACCAAGCTCCTCCTCTATAATGAGCCTATACAAGCTTATTTGTATCGAATACTCGTTGTGTTGATTCTCATATAGATGTCCAAATGGTCTAAGTAATTTCTTATACCTTCCCTTCGGATGATCGTCATGCTTAAAATCGCCATTGGTTTTCCAGTCTCCTATTATAAGAAATACTTTCTGTCTCTTTTCATCCCAAAAAAGAAATGGCTGATCTATAGTTCCAGCAAGTCTCCATTTTCTGGAAAAAATTCGTAACTCAGATTTAAGCGGAACAAATACTTTAAGCTTTCTATTATAAAGATCCATGAATTTATTAACTCTCTTTGAGTATTCATCATCTGGATTATACTCGGGTATCTCCGGATCCAATCCGCTCCAGAAATCCTCTATAAATTTATGAACCCTCGTTCCAAGATTGTTTGCAACGTCGGCCTTACCCTGCCATTCATTAAGAACCACCGATACATCAACTCCTCTTTCCTGAGCTTTTCTTTTTGACCAATATGCCCGATCGAATGGTGTTTTAAATGTTTTAAGAAAAGTGGTTACTGAATCATACTTGATACCAGCATACCGATATACGTGAGATTCCTCATGGAAGTTAAACTTATTGTCATTGGTAAAGAACTCAAGTTTTAACTCGATTTCTTTTTTTACCTTAGCTACCTCCTCAACCATTATTTATAAAATAGACTTATTATCCAATCGAACTTAGCAATGATAGTAATTATAATGCTGATCTCTGTCAAAAATCTAAGTATCCATAACCATGTTATGTGTCTGAAAAGAAATTGATATACTGCCAAATATGATTCGTCATTAGTCCCAGAAACAGGTTCTATCCACATGGTTAGTAGTTCCTCCAGATTTAATGACTTAAGGTATTCGTTGGTTGATTTAAGCTCGCTAACAACAAAAGAGGGTCTTGATTCCTTAGGAAGGTCTGCTGATAGTAGAATCTGTGGGGGAAGATTAATAACGGTGTAAATCCTATTTAGATAATCACGTCTCAGATTTCTTCTTGCCCATATAGGGGAGTTCATTTCCTCAGTCTTAATAATCTTAATATATTCCCTATAAAGGGATATCTCCTTTATTACTTTAAATAATCTAAACATAGAATTTTATTTTTTATATCCGAGATTTATTGTAATGTTTCCATCTATCTTTTTTCTTATCTTACCTCTGGCTCTTCTTATTCTGGTTGCGATGGATCTTTTTTTGATACCATATTTTTCAGCAATGTCCTTATATTTCATGTTGTTAATCTCCCTATCGATCATGATGTCCCGATATAGTTCAGGCAAATCTCTAATTTCATCAAGAACCGATTCGTAGACATCATCAAGATTTGATCCCTCGTTAAAAAATGCATATGACGGGTCGTCCTCCATTAAATATTCGCCTCCTATATCACCCATTGTATTTTTGGATGAGAGATATTCAAGCTCAGTATCGCTGTGACTATAATATCTCTTCCTTGATTTTATAAGTAGCAGGGATTCATTTCTAGCTATATTATAGCACCAGGTGGAGAAGTTTCCTCTTTCCCCATTATATTGATCTATCTTTAGCCATATTTTGGCCATAGTGTTAAGGAATGAATCTTCTGCAAGATCCTGGTCCTTCAAGATAAGAAAGCAATGATTAAGTACCCCCGGTCTTAGTCTTTCAAATAAAAACTTGAAGCTTTTATCATCTCTGCATAATATAAAATCCTCCGCTAATCTCTGGATGTTTTTTTCTTTTTGTTGCATTTTTTAATTAAGGGTTTAAGGGATTATTTACTTATTTTTAAAATTTCTATTCCAGCCTCAGCTAAAAAATATATCGATTCGGGTTTTCTATAAACCTCGGTAAATACAACTCTTTTTATTCCTGACTGTATTATAAGTTTTGAGCATTCAAAGCACGGTGAGAGGGTAACATATAGTGTTGATCCCTCTGATCCCTGTGTACCCTTTGCTAATTTTGTTATTGCATTAGCTTCAGCATGCAAGATGTAAGGTAGGGTTATATTATCATCACTTTCGCAAATATTAGGAAATCCAGTGGGCGATCCATTATACCCGTCCGATATAATTGATTTATTTTTTACTATTAAACATCCGACCTGCATTCTTTTGCAGTATGAGTTTTTAGCCCATACATTAGACATCTCCAGATAGATCCTGTCTCTTTGGTCCACTGCTATATTTGAATTGTCAGCTGGGGAAGATACCTCATATACAAACCCGTTAGCATTATGATACGGGATTTTTATTATTCTCCAAATATCGAGACTTAAAAAATCATCATCCAGGAATTCTGTGTTTTCGTAATGCTTTGTATTAATTGCTTCTGTATACTTTTCCGGACTGATCATCTCTATCTCGCTTTGATTCCCGTAAAAGTAATCAAATATTCCGGTATAAAAAAATAATTAACGGTATTTTTTATACTCTTCTGGAATCCGGTCTATATGGTGCATCTATCGATGATACACTCAGTGGACCTTCCAATAGTGATGCTATTCTCATAAGTATCGATTTCATCTCAGTAGCATCATCTTTACTCATACCTTCCGATCCATCGGAAGCAGAAGCAGAAGCAGAAGCAGATGTTGCTGATGCGGATGAAGTCTTAACTTCCTCCTTATTAGTCTCGGTTTGACTAGTAACAGCAGATGTCTTATCAGCTGGTTCTGCAGTTGGTGCGGAAGCTGTGGTATTCTTAGCAGACCGTTTTGGTTCAGGGAGCTTTGATAATTTATTAACCGTATTTTTTATTTCACCAGGTTTAACCTCTTCCTTCTTTTTAAGCATTGCTTGCATTCCAATTCCACCAGCGCTTTTCAGAAGACCTGCGGGGTTATTTAAGAGATCCGCGGGATTCTTTAGAAGATCCGAACCCCCTTTAATTAATGATTCCTTATCAACATTTTTAAGCAAGTCTTTACCCCTATCTAATAACGAAGGTCCTTTATCTTTTTCTTCCATTTTGGAAGCAACCTCGTCCTTCTTCTTTCCAAATATTTTAGAAAATAAGCCATCCTTTTTTTCCTTAACTTTAGATTCAGACTTAGACTCCTGAGATTTATCTATTGAAGTAGCTACAGGTTCTTCCTTTTTAGGTGGTGCACCACCGGTTATGCTTTTTAGATTATCTGGAGTAAAAAATGCACTTTTATCAAGGCTTTCTAAATATGAATTTACATCTTTCTCGAGCCATTCGGGTTCATCCTTATAGTATTCAGTATCTGTTGAAAGAATATAATTTCTTTTATTAGCTATTTCTTTCTCGCTCGGAGCATTTGGTCCTAATTTTTTTAATATATTCTGTCTTTCCTTCAATATATCATTAGGAATAACAGCAGATCCCTTAGTGAGGTTTACGATTTCTGGTCCCTTTTCTCCAACAAGATAATTTCCTGTCTTTTCAACCTTTCCCCCCGCTTCGAATCCACCAAGTAGCTTTTTACCAAATCCTTTTGCAAGTCCTCCGAGAGATCCCGAAACTACGTTCTTTATTCCCCCGCCTTTTACTGCATTAGCAATCCCCCCAATATTAAGTCCCTTCGCTGCACCAGATATTCCTTTCAGATCTAAACCTTTTATACTTCCGGCAAGATCCTTGAAGTCAAGTTTTTTAAGATCTTGCCCGAGAGATTTAAAATCTAATCCTTTTATACCCTTAGTTAGATCTTTAAAATCTAATCCCTTTATACCCTTAGTTAGATCTTTAAAATCTAATCCCTTTATACCCTGAGTTAATCCCTTAAAATCTAATCCTTTTATACCCTGAGTTAGATCTTTAAAATCCAATCCTTTTATACCCTGAGTTAATCCCTTAAAATCAAGAGATTTTAGATCCTCAGATAAACCTTTAAAATCTAATCCCCCTATACCCTTTGTTAATTGTGAGAATTCTCCCTTTAAACTTCCAAGATCAAGTCCCTTTATTCCTTCAGCTATTTTTCCAAAATCTTTGGCATTATCGGCTGCTTTAGCCTGGGTTTCAACAAGATCAGATGTTGTTGTTGTATTCTTTTTAATGTCACCAGAAAGCTTATCGACATTTCTGCTGAGATCTAATAGTGATGATATAAGTTTCTGATCCGTTGCCATATACTAATGTATATATTTCATTTTTTTATTTAGTCAGATTAAATAATTGTTTAACCCCATCCTCTGTCTGTCTTTCTGCATTCTCCTTATCTATAGCATCATTCAACATGTCTAGCCATAGTTGATATTCATAAAACGGTATGGATTCTACCCAAACAGGGTCTAATCCATGCTCTTTCCAAAGTCTAAATTTAATCTCAAAGAAGTTCTCCAAAGATATCTGAAATAACGAAAAGAGATCTGAACCCGCTGGGAAAGTTGATCGCAGCAGTGACCTCCTTGTCACCGCATACAGGGCATTTTTGTTTAACTTCCAATTCAGTGCCAATTCTGATCTTCTCCGAAAGTTCAAAATATAAACTATATTCCTCTTTGGTCCAATAGTCAGCTTCCCTCATTTGAGTAAGTATTCTATCGCTTGTTAAATCTCTCCATTCATTAAATATAAAAGGAGCAATTTTTATAAATCCGTCATCAATCTCGGTGCCCTTTCTACTCATGTCAGAAATAAATCTGGAGATTGCTTTTGTAACACCTATACTTGGTATTGACATTTCGATTTTCTTTCCTATTCTTTTTACATCAAATAGAAAAGTTCTGCTTTCAACATCATAGTATTTATTTATTCTGTCATCCAACTCATATGAGCTTAAAACACCGGTTCTTAACTCAATACCGTTATTAAATGGACAATCAGGAGTTTCGTTGCATCTCTTTGTTGTCTGGAGCATTATTGAATTCTCGCCTCTAACAAAAGTTAAATCCCTTATTGCCATTATTATAAAGAATCGATCTTCTTGTTTTAAATCAAGATAAGATACCACGCCTTCATCAGGAAAATCCATTCTTAGACATCTGTCCAAAATGTAACTTAGTTTATCCTCTATATCCAATCTATCATCATCATCAATAGTCGAGAAGTGTCTAATTTCTCTAACTTCCGCTGATCTTATGGCTAGCTTTGTTCCTTCCGGGTAATACACTCCTTTAGAGGGCAGTATATCAACCGGTAAATTTTTCCATCCTGTATCAAATGCAGGAGAAACTGATTGTGCCTTACCAAAACTATTTGGAGCCGATTGTTGGTCCGTGTATACATTTTTTTCGACAACATCTTTTTTCGTAGGTTCGCTTAAAACTGGCTGAACCTCAGCTGGCTTCGCCTCTGGCTTCACCTCTGGCTTTGTTTGTACATCGGATGGGTCGTCATATACTATGCCCCCCATCATTTCTTTTCTTTTGAGAATTTCTTCCGGAGATATGTTATCCATAAATAATTTATTTTATCTATTATATAACACAAAATGAAAAAAGAGACCAAATTAGCCTCTTTTTTTTCAAGATATATTTTTTAATCTAATTATAAGAATAGGTCTTCCCAGTAATCACAAACCCAACTAGCAGTTATGCTGTATATAGCTGGTGTTTCATAATCAAGTTCCATTGCATTTATAGGCTCGCTCAAGAAGCAAGAAGGTATTCTTATTCTTCTAAAGACGTCACCTCTTTTATTAAATATTGATATAGACATGGAGCCAACATAGTCAGATTTTAGACCCATTGCTCCTGTCAGTGGATTATAGATTAAATCCGACCATTGTCTAAGAATTTTATAAACAGACATAGAATTAGCGTCATTCAAGTTAACCTCGAATTCCATGGTAAGTGTCATATCACTCTGAGAAGGTTCACCGCCAGCATATCTTCTGGTAGCAAATTTATATTGCTGATTAACTGTCTGAGCAGGAGCAATATCTACTGCCAATCCAGTTATAGCTTTAACCTGTTGTGCTAATATACTTTCACCTTTAAATGTGGTAGCTGAATCAACAATTCCTGATGGTGGATTTATAAGCACCTCGAACTGGTTCAGATAAACCGGATCGTAATAGTTTATTGCTGCTTTAGAGTTTGTAAAATGTGGTAATCCTGCCATTTTTGTTCTTTATTTTATAAGAATAGATCTTCCCAGTAATCAACCGCCCAAGACATGTCATCAATTTTATATAGATCCGTTGACATGTAGCTTAAATTCATAGCAGTTATAGGTTTAGTAGGAAAACAATCTCTACAAGTTATTCTTCTGTATACATCACCTTGCTTGTTAAAGATTGATATTACGATAGTACCTGTATAATCGTTTTTAAGACCCATAGCACCAGTTAAGGGATTATAGATTAAATCTGACCATTGTCTTAATGTTTTATGTACATACATCGAATTAGCGTCATTAAGATTGACAGTAAAACTTAAACTCACGTCCATATAGGTGTTCTCCGGTTTAGCACCAGCGTAGTTTCTTTTAGCAAATTTATACTTTTGTGCTATAACACCAGGGTTTTTATCCAAAGAAAGTCCAGACACTTTATTAACGTGCTGTAGTAATATCTCGCCACCGGCAACAGCACCAGGAGGTAAAATAGTAACCTCAAACTGGTTTAAATAAACAGGTTCAAACTTGTTTATTCCTGATAGTGAATTTTGAAAATGTGGTAATCCTGCCATATCTAATTATATTTATCTTTTGCTTCTAAATATTCAAAAATTTGATTATACAAATTGTACGAATCCTCCAGCTGCGATTCCACCAGTTCTAGTAACAGTAACCCTATTAATGAATTTCTGAATTCCCCTAGCAGGTTCAATTATAACGTCAATTATACCCATATTCATATCGATGATTGCCGGAGTGTTATTTGATGCATCCATTATAGTTTGGTAAGCATAAACACCACCACCTGCTCTAACACCATCAAGGTAATTATCAACTAATGTTTTAATTTCAAGTCTTATTGAATCGTCATTAAAATCAAATAGGTAGTTAGCTAATATCTCTTGTACGTCGCTTTCTATACTGATTAAAAGATCCCTTACATGGACCAAGTTGAAAGCTGAGTTAACTTGTTGGTAAGCAGTTTGGTTACCGAAGATAATTACTCCGATACCTCTTCTCTTGATGATTGGATTTATACCGAAAGGCTCTAAGTTTCCTCTATCCTCATCAGTAAAGTCATATTCAACACCGACGATATTTCCTCCGCTTATAACCCCTCTTTTCTGTCCTGCGATAATTGCATAAGGTTCACCGTTTGCGAATTTTCTAAGGAAGTTATTAGAAACGTAT